TTTTTCGACTCGAAATCATACAATCGGACTAACCTCTCGCCCTTTTGAGGCCAGAGGGTCCTGTATTGTATATGCTTTTGGAGCTGTCTCCTGGCAGGCGATAAGCCTTCCAGGGATAGCCCATCTTGTCAAGTGTGTGATATGAAAATTCGGTAGTAGCCGTGTGAGGCTCCTTCCGTATATTCTTCACCGAAATATCCTCGCGCCAGGGGATCCCCACTGCTTTGTAGAAGCCGTGGGTGTCCACCTGGTACGAACGAATGCAAGTATCCAGTGATCCTAGGTCAATCTCGATTGAGACTGGCCTTTGATACAACTGTTCAAAGAAACACTCAATGTGATCTGTCGTGTTGAACGACCGATCTGCATCTGGTGTAATCGATCTAAGATAGTCATAGCACGAAATCCTGCCTACGTAACCGTTGGCAAGTTTTCGGGCTTTTCGGACGAGTTTAATATCGTCCGTGACAATGAAAAATATGTCGGCGTACTCACAATTCTGAATTGACTGCAGAATTATGGGATCGTCTTCAAGTATTGACTGTGGTGGAAGATCAAATTCTTCATCGGTCTCGATAAAGTATTTGTTATCCACAAACCATTCGAAAAGTTTCACACCCTCTTCCTCATAACGTCCGTTAGGAGGCAGTCGGCGATGGAACTTGTCTAACATTGGAAACTCGACGTTGGTCACTCTGAGGGGGTTTCCCTCCTCGAGTGTCTTCACAGCGTCTAGATAATACAGGTTTTCGGCCCGACCTCCTTTAAGGAGGTAGGGCCGTCTGCTGAATAGCATGCAGAAATCTTCGACGATCTCTCTGGGACTCCCGAAGAGTTCGTCGTCGCATTTCGCCATTTTCGATTTTACAACCTCGAATAGGTCCCTTTTGAGGTCCTGCTCGAGCGATGTTAATCTCTCTTGGAATAGGTAGTACTTGGTAAGCTTGCTCTCAGGAACGAGCATACCGAGACTGACCAATTTTTGAAGTGAACCCATTGGGTACTTGTCGTAATCATCGGCAAGAACCGCAATGTGTTTGCGTACTGGATCTGACTTCGGGATGGTGATGACTTCAACCATCATCTCGCCGTCAAAATGATTTGATTCTTTGAGCGCGCCTCTCAGTTCTGTTACCAGGACTGGTTCGCGCCCAACAAGTTCAGCCATACTCCTGAGGTACAGAGCCTTTTTCCAAGGCTCGGTCCTCTCGAGCATGTTCAAATATGATTGTATGTCCCACCCTGGAACCATCTTACCCACTCCGAAGACCTGCCTAGGCAGGAATAGGGGCGTTTGATAGTCCAGGGTTGACAAATGAATATCTTGGATGGCCGAGGCAATACTGAAAACAGTGTTACCCGGCCCGTCCAATCTCATCGCGTACTCCTCTTCGTGGCCCATCAGGGAAACTTTCCCTCTTGGATCGGATGAGAAGTCCACTCTATCTTTCGTTGTCCCAATCATGATCCTCCCTTTCGGAAGGTCAAGATAGGGCAACAAGTCTTGTTTTCCTCTTCGCATAGCCCATCTGCAGGTGTTTACCTTGCTCACGGGTTTGTAGAAGTATTCCTCGGCGTAGGTCCCCCAGTCCGATGTAACAACATCGTCCTCGGGGCTGCGCTCATATCCTAGCATTTCTGCCGCCTCCAGATGGTACTTAGCGTACTCTGGAGACGAACAAAAAGCGGCTGTGTCATCACCGTTGCCTCTCTCGTGGGAGAGACATCCGGTCTTGGCTTTGGCGTACAGGTCACAGACCACGTGCGCCAAGCACAAGTTCGTTTTTGTGATCGGGTCACCCATGGGGATGCCTCTTACGAGCCATCCCACATGTTTGCCCTTGTAGAATAGTTTCTTCCGGCCCAGCCAGTAGGACTTGATTGTCTCAAGTTCTTCCGGACCTAGGCCCATATCTTCAAACAGCTTACCGCTGAGTGCCCATCCCGATTCAGGGGTAGGACCATCGGTGGCGCGCTTCCAATCAGACGTGTAGAGGCAAACATCTGGAGTATCAAAAATCCAGTTGTATTTGCCAATTCCGTCGTATTCGTATTCGATCTCCGATATGAACTTCCACCCGAGCTTTGCAGCTTGAAGGGAGGATTTCAAATTATCGAAGGTCTTGATCGCATGGAGTGTGATGTGGCTAAACGGTTGTAAAGCCACGTCCTTCCAAAATGAACCTGACGTGACAACTCGCGATTTTCCGTTTTCACGGACAGCCGCGATGTTGACACTCAAAACGTCTTCTGGGTCTTCCTTTAGCCTTTGTTGGGCTTCAGGCCATAACCAGTTACCTAGCGTACCGGAGATCCCCTCGCGTAGCGGGGGGATGACTTTTGAACACCCTCTCACGAGGGTTTTCAAATATCCGAATTTTCCTTCGTTCTTCTTTGAGCTCTCCCGGCAAGCGGAAGTGCTCATAGAGATCTTGAATTCAGGGTTCGTCCCAAACGTAGGTTGCGATGCAATTGCATCAACAACCTGCGAAATTGAGGACTTGAGTAGATCGTTCGGAGCATAGACACCCGGGGTGGTAACACCCTGGATGAATTCGTCTATCGAACTTTTCACTTGATCGGCGCCTGCTAGTCCAGTTGACCTGGTCTGGCAGAACATTCCGACCCGAAACATCTTTTCTTTGGATGATCTCCCCGCATATTCGTTAAGAATCTGCAGGGGACGCACCATGTACGACATCGAGCGAAGCATATCATAGTTAAGAGTTACTCTTTCCTTTGAAAATGCCGCCCTTCTGAATGTTTTCCGTAACTTCTTGAGATCCATCTGGAAGCTCGAGTAGTTGTGGAAGCAGTTACACAAAATCGAGTTTGTTATCTGATCGGAATATTCATAACCGTTCAGAAACAACTCGGGAAAACCAAAGAGTAGGGATACCAACACCCCGTCAGCGGTGTGGAGGCAATCCCTGAGGAATCTCCTTCCTTTAGAATCAGAGCATAGGTTGTCAACCTTCTTGCGCTGTGCTTTCGGAAGTCTCTTGTACCAATACGTCCGGGAAGCCAGTAGACAAATAATTGTCTCCTGGCTAGACCGATAGAAATTGATACGTCTTCCTCTGGAATCCCTTAATTTGGGGCTCCAGAGTGAGTCAAACTCATAGGTCCAGGTGATGGGATCCCTTCCAGGATCCCCCAACCTGACCGCTTGAACAAGGCGGCGGACCAGCCTCTTCCAGTGGAAGAGCTGCTCTTCACCGCCAGTGTTCTCATTGCTCTTGTCTATCGACCCCCGCAAGCCTTTAAGGTTTGAGGTAAGGGGTAGGCAATTGTGTGAGAAAACAACCATCAGTAAACTGAAGAGTCG